AGGACGCCATCGACAACCTTTAAGAATTGGAGGTAATACATTATGGCGAATCCCGCTGCATCCCCGCAGGTTTCTTCTACTGTGGGTCTCAAAAACGTGGTCATTGCTCCGCTGACGGCTGATACCGCCGATGGTCATACCTATGGTGAGCTTCAGCTGCTCGCCGGCGCCATCGAGGCGTCCATCACGCCTGAAAACGCCGATCCCGACATCCAGTACGCTGATGATATCGAGTTCGACACGCTGTACCCGGACCCGGAACTGTCGTTCAAAACCAAGATGGCTGATGTTCCGCTGGCTATCCAGGAGCAGATTTTCGGCAACCAGATCGATGACAACGGCGTTCTGGTACGCACCGCTTCGGACAAGCCCGGCTATTTTGCCATCGGCTTCAAGTCCGAAAAGTCTGACGGTACCTATCGCTATGTCTGGCTGTATAAGGTGCGCGCCAAGCCCACCACCGAGAACTACGCTACCAAGGAAGGTACCACGATTACCCGCCAGACCGGCGAGGTCGAATGGACTGCCATCAAGCGTACCCATGACGGCCGCTATCAGGCTGTCGCTGATGAGGGTCAGAACGGCTTTACCGCCGAAAAGGGCGAAACCTTCCTGACTTCTGTCTACGAGCCGGCGTTCACCGGCGCCTGATATTTCTTACCGGCACACCTCATGCTCTGACAGGTATGGGGTGTGCCTTTCCTTTGGAGGTGATTCGCATGGCGCTTGAGGCGCTTCAGCGCAACGGACACAATCTGGGGCTTGGCGCCTTCGAATGCGAGGGGCTTTACGATACGCCTGTACTTGCTCCTGTACACCTTGAAGAACGGGTGGACTGGATCAGTTTCAACTGTGCAAGCACAGATCGCAGGCGCAGCGCCCACGGTGTTCACTTCTTTATCGACGATTACATTTTCGAGCGCACATGGCATGACCCCAGACGCTATGCGCTGCTTCTCTCTGAATTCAAGGCGGTTATGACGCCTGATTTCAGTCTTTTTACCGATTATCCCAGAGCAGTGCAGATCTACAACCACTACCGCAAGCATCTGATCGGCGCTTACTGGCAAAGCATGGGTTTGACGGTCATTCCTTCGATCTGCTGGAGCGATCATGACAGCTTCGATTGGTGCTTTGACGGTGAACCCCACGGCGGCTGTGTTGCCGTATCATCGGTCGGTACACAGAAAAGCCCGGCTGCACGTGCCCTGTTTATGGATGGATATAACGAGATGCTTCAAAGGCTGAAGCCTGAGAAGATCATTTTCTTTGGCGATGTACCAACCGGCTGTGAAGGCAATATCGAACACCATGAGCCCTACTACAAGGCAGTTCATGCCCGAAGGCGGTGCTGACATGGGCGGACGAGGAAGTTCCAGTCATCGGCAGACGGCTGGAGGTATGGCATCGATCAGAACATTCCTGCAAAACGCATATGGCGCTGGTCATGCCAATGCAGTAATTGCCATGCTGCAAAATGCTCCTGCCCACATTCAGGAAATGTGGGAGCAATTCGCCGCACAGTTCCGGGCAACCGATATGCGCAGAGGCGAACGCGGAGCTTACTATGCTCCCGCTGATGACAGCGTTCATCTGAATATCCGTGAGGTATCGAGGGGCGATCTCATTTCTACGCCATACAGCACACTGTTCCATGAATATGGGCATATGACAGACTACCTGATTGCACGATCACAGGGTCAGGGACGCTACAGCGCATATTCAGAATTGTTTCAGGGTATCGGCGCGAATGGCAAGCCGATCATTCGAAGCGGCTCTGGCGGCGGTCTTCTTGGCAGAACAGCCAAGGATGAACTGGAAGGACATCTTGCACGTATCCGCCGGCAGAATCCTGCATTGAACCGGGATCAGGCGGCACACAAACTGGTAACTGAGGCTACCGGCAAGTACAGCATGAAAGACCGAAGCGACATTTCCGACATGTTCGAAGGCGCCGGTCTCGGTATTGCATATCCGCTGGGTTCCGGACACGGTCTCAGCTATTGGGCATCACGAGATAGCGGCAAGGAAATTTTTGCAGAGATCGTATCTGCGGAAGCAGCCCACCCCGGGTCGCTGAAGGCAATCAAGGAGTATTTCCCCAAGACCTATCAGGTCTATCAGGACATGGTGAAAGCGAGGAAAAAGAGATGACGGATTTTGAAAAGGCCATGAATGATTATTTTGATCATTTCGGCGTTTGTTACCCCTACGCTGTGGGCATCGGTTTCCCCGGCAGCACGGATGAAGAGAATATCGAGATCATCCGCACCTGCATTGCTGAAAACAAGCTCGCAGAGTTTGCTCCCTTGTATCTGGACGATGTGGATTACTGACAGGAGGATGAATCATGATCACATGCACTCTGAACGGTAAAAAGTATACCGTTGACTTCATTACCGGCCGCGCACTTCGTGAGATGGAGCCTGCGGCCAAGGTCTATGGCAAAATCGTATCCCTGTCTCAGGCGGCGCTCAAGGGCGAAACCATCCAGACGGATGACCAGATCAGCATCCCGGAAGCAATGGATGTCATGATTCGCTGGTTCTGTGTACTCTTTGGCAATCAGTTCACGCCTGACGATGTTCTGGATCATTATCCTGTGGACAGACTCATGCACGACATTGCGCTTGCGCTGATGGCAGTGCAGACGCAGACCACCGGGGTGCTTGACGAGTTCCCTACGAAGGCAGCGCAGACGGACATGACAGCCCCGGCCTGACGCTGCATGACTTTATCATGGACACCTACAATTCTCTCCTCGAGGGCGGCTGGCGCATGAGCGAGATCGACAGCATGGATATGCTGGGGTTTCTCAGCGTCCGCGCATGGAATGCCCGCAAAGAGAAGAAAAAGAAAGAACCCCGCCGCGCTTTCATCGATGAGGTCTGGGGAAATCTGAGTCCCACAGTATAAGGCAGGTGAGAAACATTGAGTGAGACCCTCCGCGACCTAGTTGTGTCGCTGTCCCTTCAGACGGACAATTTCACCCGAAACATCAAGTCCGTCAATAAGCAAATCCAGGAAGCGGAGAGCAAATTCAGACTTGCCGCTGCCGGTATCGAGGGTTTTGAAAAGACTGCAACAGGTCTTGCAACCCAGCTATCTACGCTGGAACGGCGGCTCACCCTGCAGAAGGATGCTGTAACGCAGTATGAAAAGGCGCTGACTGCCGCAAACACCAAGCTGCAGGAGTGCTACAATCGACAGAATGATTACGCCCAGCGTCTGACCGATGCCAAAACCGCACAGCAAGCGCTGAAGGAACAGGTGACACTTGCCGCACAGCAGTATCGCACTTTCGCTGCGACACTGGGTGAAACGGATTCAGCGACCATCGCTTCCAAACAGAATCTCGATCAGCTGAAGGGCGAATATCGTGCGCAGTGTGCCGAGGTGAAGAAGCTCACCGGGCAGAACGCCTCGCTCAAAAAGAGTACCCAGAATGCCGCTGACGCTGTTTCTCAGGCGAATGTCAACCTGAATGGCGCCCGCGCAGCTGTAAAGGTAACTGAAGCAGAGATAAACAAGTGCAATAGATCTCTTGCGCTGGCACAGACCAACTGGGATGCCGCCGGGAAGTCCATTGAAAACAGCAAGGCAGCGATCGTCACCTTCGGCAAACAGATCAGCCTTGCCGAGAGTAAATTCAAGCTGGCGACTGTGGGCATTAAGGACATGGACAACAGCGTTGGCGGTCTGACTGCCAAGCTGACCATGCTCCGGGAAAAGCTCACCCTGCAGGAAAATGCTGTCACCGAGTATGAAAATGCCCTGCGTGCTGCAAGAGAACAGCTTCAGGCTGCGCAGGATGCACATGATCCCGAGAAGATCAAGCAGGCATCCGATGCCGTCATTGATGCAGAAACTGCCCTCAACCGGGCAAAAACCGAGCTTGCTGAAATCCGGCAGGAAATCGATCAGACCAACCAAAGCCTGAGAACTGCACAGTCCGCATGGACAGAAGCCGGTCAGAGCCTTGATGCCTTCAGCAAGTACTGCGAAAAGGTCAGCAAAGTCACCGGCACCGTTGGACGCGCATTGACTACCTACATGACCACGCCGATTCTGGCGCTTGGTGCTGCGGCGGTCAAGGCGTCCATTTCTTATGAGTCGGCTTTTACCTCTGTTCGAAAGACAGTAAACGCCACCGAAGCGGAATACGAAGCCCTTTCTGCTGAGATCAAGGGCATGTCCACAGAGATCGCCACCTCTGCCGATGACATTGCAGAGGTCGTTGCCATTGCCGGTCAGTTGGGTATTGAAACCGAGCATCTGACCGAATTTGCCCGAACAATGATCGATCTGGGCAATTCAACGGATATCGTTGCGGATGAAGCCGCATCCACGCTGGCAAAGTTCGCCAATATCGCCGGCATGGATCAGAGTCAGTTCGGTAATCTGGGTTCGACGCTGGTTGAGTTGGGCAACAACTTTGCCACGACAGAATCCTCCATCATGATGATGGCTATGCGTCTTGCGGCTGCGGGCACTCAGGTAGGTCTTTCCGAAGCTCAGATTCTTGGCTTTGCAACGGCTCTGTCCTCTGTCGGCATCGAAGCCGAAATGGGTGGCTCTGCGTTCTCCAAGGCGCTGATCAAGATGGAAGTTGCCGCCGCTACAGGCGGTGAAGCCCTTGATGACTTCGCCCGGGTTTCTGGTCTGACTGCCGAACAGTTCAAAGCACTCTGGGAAGCCGATCCTGCGTCTGCGTTCCAAGCGTTTATTGTTGGCCTGTCCCAGATGGACGAGGAAGGCATGAGCGCCATTGCCACGCTGGAAGAGATCGGTATCTCCGAAATCCGTCTGCGTGATACTTTGCTTCGTGCGACCAATGCCACTGAACTGTTTGCTGAAACGCAGTGGATGGCAAACGCGGCATGGGAAGACAATACCGCTCTGGTCACTGAAGCCGGGAAACGCTATGAGACCACGGCAAGCAAGCTGATCAACCTTAAGAACAAAGCCGTTCTATTCGGTCAGCAGCTTGGCGATGATCTCAATCCCACAATCCAGAATCTGATCGAGGGCGCAGACGATCTGCTGGACACCTTCATGGAAATGGACGAAGCCCAGCGCCTTCAGATCATCAAGTGGGCAGCGATTGCCGCTGCAACCGGCCCGGTGCTTCTTGGCGTCAGCAAGGTCACCAAGGGCATCAGCGTATTTACGGGCGGCATCGGCAAGTTTGCTACTGCTGTTGGCAAGGCTGGGGGCGGTTTCAAGGGCTTTATGTCCGTTTTGGGCAAGTCTCCTTCCGTATGGCTTGCAGTTGCCGCTGCTGTGGTGGTTGGTACGATTGCACTTGCAGATTATGTGTCTGGTGCTAAGCAAGCCCGCGAAGCCCTCGAAGGCATGGCGGAAACCGCTGAAAACTGGAAGGATACCGCTGCGGAGACGTTCTACGGCAACAGCGAGGGTCTGTCCTTCTTCGGCATGAGCGAAAGCGACTTCACCAATGAAACGCAGACCGCTCAGGAATGGCTCAACGGACTGCTTACAGTCTGGACGGATGGTCAGAAAGAAACGGATGAAATTGTCGGCGAATGGACAGAGTCCTTCAAAACGCTGACAGCCAACACCCGCCATGCGCTGACGGAAATGAAAGCCACTGCTGACGCCAACGGCTATACCGGTGTGTCTGCCCAGCTGCAGAGCGACATTGATCAGCTGGATGCACTGGATCAGGAGATTGAACGGCTGCTGAAAAAGCGGCAGAACGGATATTTCAGCGAAAGTGATCAGATCCGTCTGCAAGAATTGATCGACACCCGGGAAGCTATCGTTATCAAGTATCATCTGACCCCGGCTGAAACGGACGGCTTTGCCACCATCGCTCAGAAGGTGGAGGCTGAGGTTGCCCGTGCGCATGCCAGAGGTCAGAGCGATGCCAGCGTGTCTGTATATGAAAACGCTATGGTTGCAGCCGCTGAAGGCATGGCAGCGATCAACGCGCAGATCGATGCGCAGTATGACAAGGAATATGCCCTGATCATGATGATCGAGGACGCCACCGAGCGTCAGACTGCGCTGGATGAACTGAACCTCAAATACAACGAAAACCGTCGTGCCGCCGCATTGGAATACGCACAGACGATGGCCTCCATCGTTATGCCGGTCTGGCAGCAGGACGATATTCAGCAGGCGGCTTCGGACATTGATGTCCTCAATCAGAAGCTGCGCGAATACAGCATGGCTTCCGAAACAGACAAACCCGGCCTGCTGGCTGACCTCAACGAGATCACTGCCAACATGGACGAGGGTGCGCTGATCGAGTACATCGGCTTGCTGACTCAGATCCAGTCCCTTCTGGACAGCGGTCTGACAGAAACCGAAATCGAAGCCATGTTCCCTGAGATCGATGTTTCCGGTGCAATGGAGCAGCTGGCGTCTGTTCAGGATTATCTGGACACACACAAGCTGGAACTGCCCGGTCTGGCATCCATGTTCTCTGAAGCCATCCCGGAAGAGGCACTCAAGATTGCAACCGATCTGGACATGACCGGCGCACAGGCTCGTTGGGACGAATTTGCGGCGAATCCGGGTGTGATTACCACGGACGCCATTATCGCCGGCTATCAGGAAAACGAGGAAACACAGAAGCTCCAGCCTACGGTTGATGCATTCGTTTCTTCTTACACGGAGATCCCGGAAGGCGCGGATACGGCATCGCTGACTCCGCTGGGCGTCATTGCCTATGTAGAGAAATATGCTGAAGTGACCACCGGCGCGGATGTTTCCGGACTTACACCCGAGATCGCATCCTGCTTTGTTGCCGGGTATCAGGAACTGGCTGAAGGCGCGGATGTCTCTCTGCTGAAGCCTGATGAGGTTGTTGCCTATGTCACCGGCTATGCCGAGCAGCAGGGCGTGGACATCTCCGGGCTTGCACCCGAAGGTGTGACTGCCTTTGTCATGGCCTATCAGGAGATCGAAGGCGGCGCGCTGACCACGACGCTGACGCCCACAGATATTGCCGCCATTGTTACGCAGTATCTGCTGGATGAGAATGTGGATCTGAGCAAGGTCAGCGACGCACAGGTAGACGCTATGGTTACTGCCTACGCAGAAGCTGCTAACTGTGACAAAACCGCCCTCAAGGCAGAGGTCGTTGCACAGATCACCGAATATGTTCAGGCAGAAGGTCTGAATCCTCCGATCCTGACTACGAAGGTGCAGATCACCGGCTACGAGTTCCTGACCTATAAGGATTTTCAGGAGAACAGCGGCTTTGCTGTTGATGTGCCGGTCCGTCTGGGCGAGGTTTCTGATACCGATCTGTCGGCTCTGCAAGCCAACGGAAAGATCAAGTACTGGCAGGACGGTATTGAAATCCCGGTGACGGCTGTGCCCGAAGGCGCGCTGACCCCGGATACCATTGCCACCATGTCCGAGGATGGCACGATGCACATCCTGATCTCTCCGCAGGTCACGGGTACGCAGGAAGCCATTGACGCCATTTCTCCTCTGGTGGATGAAGTGGATCAGCTGGGCGTGACTGCTGCTGGTATGTGGGCTGGTATTATGCCTGCGACAACAATGGATATGATTGGCTCCGCTGTAAGCCGCATCAACTCCTACACTAAGACACTGGACTACAACAGTTGGCAGAAGTTCTGGGCAGCGCTTCGTGGTGAAAGTACGAATCAGGGTGTGCTTGATCAGAGTATGCGGTATGACTTCAACTCTGAGACAGTCGCAGAATTGTCTGCTTATGTGGGCGAAATGGTGTCTGCCATTCTGCAGGGCAAGCAGGTGTCTGAAGAGGACATCACAAACCTGCAGGCTATTGTCACTTTCCTCAACGGTCTTGACACCACCGAAACCGGTGCCCATATTCTTGAGGGTGTCGCTCAGGGTATGACCGAAGGCGGATGGGACAGCGATGCTGAAACTGTGGCATCCAATCTGGAATCCGCGCTGAACACTGCGCTGGGTATCCAGAGTCCTTCGACCCGCGTGAAGCCTGTCGGTGCAAATGTTGCTGCCGGTGTTGGCGTCGGTATGAGCGAACATGACTTCTCTACGGATGCCGCAACTGCAGCGGCCAACCTTGAAACGGCAATCTCCACGGCTTTCCCAGCAGCGATGCTTGCGTCCTACGGTACCGCAGGTATGCAGGGTATCGCTGATGCGATGACCGGCTACAGCATGTCTGCCACCGGAAGCTCGGTGGGAAGCAATGTCAGCAGCGCCGTAAACAGCAGCCTGACCAGTACAACGCTTCGCTCTGCCGGCGTGAACGCAATGGCGGGTCTGAAGGCCGGTATCAATGCTGGCAAAAGCGGCGTCATCTCTGCCATGCGCTCTGCCGCCCGTGCAGCCGTCAATGCAGCGAAATCCGAACTCAAGATCAAATCTCCGTCCCGTGTTTTTGAGGACGAGGTCGGTGTCATGACGATGCGCGGTTTCGGCGAAGGTGTTCTGAAGGAAAGCAAGGAACAGGCGCGTGTGATCCGCAACGCTTCCCGTTTTCTG